ACTTCCTCGTCACGCATATAACTTTCACGGAGCCTAGTTAGGCCCAAATCATCAAATAGTTCATCATTTTCTAGGTTTATTTTTACTTTAGTCATTTCTTCCTCTTTATTTTAGTGTGTCATTGCCCCTGAACCACGCTACCAATGCCTTACGTTTTCCCATCCACACAGGACGTGCGAGATGCATAAGATGTGACGGGAATACGATTGCAGTACCTCTGGATCGTGGTGCGAACTTCACAAATTGACCGTTAGGTGCTTGGGTATGTGAATTGACTTGTAATCGTCCGCCTAGATAATCAGATGGATCTGAAAGCTGTATTATGCAGGTTAGTTTTCTTGTAGCCACTTTCTCGTGTCCAGAATCCGTATGCCAATTATAAAACTGACCGAACCCGTATTCTAAATACTGAAGGGCTTCCATTTCACCGTTAAGGTCAAAGTTTAACCAGCGTTCATTTAAGTGCTCTACACGGTTTTGGATTTTATCATGTATCCATGAATTATCCTGATCCCTGTACAGCCACGATAACTTACAATTTCTGGCTAACTTATCTTTTAACGATGTCTTTACGGACAACACCTGTCCTTTACTCATGGGGCTACTCCCCACAAGATTACAGATGTCATCACATTCTTCTTGGTTGAATAAATCAAACCAAGTGAACTGATGTATATGTTTCATAGAAGTCCCGCTTTCTCTTTACGGCGGACTATCTCTCTACGAATATAGAACTCAGCTTTTTCAAGATCTTCAATTGGCACCTCGTGCTTTTCATCACAACGCCAAACGTATTTAACTACGCTACCAAGGTTGAAGTTCATGTGTTCAGTTATTTGAATACACTCAACACCAGAAGGGTGCTTTGTGTAATGCGGTGGATGGTTCACCATATCCACTTCGTTTTGCGTATCCGCAAGTTCTACCGATTGACTATCTGCCTCGGTGTCGAAGGGAAATGTGTGAGCATAAACCGTTTTGATTTCCTTTTTGCTCATTAGTGCTTCCTATGTTTTTTGGGATCAAATTTAATGACGTTTAAATCTAGCCGATCCTCTTTTTTAATTGTTTTTAAAAGCTCCTCGTCAGGCTCAAACTCTATCGCAAACTCCTCGTCTTTAGGCTCAAAGCCCTCAAAACCGGGGGCGGCTCGTATAATCTTACCCGCCGCAAGTACGTTATCTGTTTGAGTGTTTATTAGAGCGTACACGCCAGCCAAGATGTCCTGTAAGAAGTCCACTGCATCGTCAGGGTAGCCTTCATCAAAGCTCCAGCCCCCACTGCATATCAAGCGTCCTTCATCATCAATTGATATCTCTATCAAAATAGCATTTGGCGTATACTCGTCATTGTCGTTCATTTGACGTTCCTTAGACCGTTAATGATTTTTAAAGATGCAGTCTTCTTGCGCTCTTTAATCCACGGCAAGGGAACCAGTTTATCGGCGTACTCAAAACCATACCGATCACACCACATTGAATATGTAGTTTTACTGCCCTTACGGATTTTGCCCTTACTGTTGGTAAAGACGAACCTCAAACAGAGGTCAGGATACTGTTCCTTCAAAAGCAAATGCTTGCGCCGGTCTTCCAGAGTGAAGCGTCCTTTGGTTTCAATTACGATCCCATTAGGAAGTAAAAAGTCGGGGGTATAATAATGATCAGATTCTGGAACGACGTAGGGTATACGAAAACATTCGTACTCTGCGTCTACACCTCGGCTTGTTAGATCCGACTGTACCTTATCCTCAAGTCCTGAACGGTACCCATTAGCTATTGCCCTAGCTCTGGGATTAAACTTATTCTTTTTCATCATTATATTCCGAGTACCAATAGTATCTTGGGTTCTTAGCTTTAGACCCTGATTGGGGCTTGTACTGAGCATCAGGCCAGCACTCGCTAGTGAAAGAACAGAAGGTACACGTTGTATGCAGACGTTTATTTCCCGTAGGTACTTTGCGGAAGTATTCGTCAGCGGGCTCAAAGCATCGTTTAAATTCCCCGTCTAAGTTAACGAGTTCAATAGTGTTAGTTATCTTTGTTTCTAACTCTTCAAGCTCTTGCTTATTAGCAGTAGCTTCCACCACGCTAAGTTCACCCGTGCTCTTATTAACAACGATCCAGCCGCCAAGGCCTGTTCCTGTGCCCTTAGAGTAGCCGAGCAATTGGGCTGTATACCCAAACGCATCATCTTTAGCTACGCCATGCCATCCATCCTGCCACTTATTATCGTAGGCCCAAGGAGAAGAAGACTTTGTGTCATAGGTATTGCCATCGATTTCGATGTCATTCTCACCTTTGATAACAGTACCAGCTATCTTGTATTCAGCTTGGGACTTGCCACCAGTGATGTTAGCTCCAGAGACACGCAACAGGACTTCAACAATGCATTCTACTGCATCGCCAAACATCATTCTTAAAATGTGATTGTACGGCATCTTAGACTTTTCCGCGCCAGCCTTCTCCATCTGGAGTTGACAGGTAGGACGCCCAATATTGCTCATACGCAAACGAAAGGGTTCGTTCTTTCTATTTAACTGCTTACGCAAACCTTCCTTGAACATTTCACCAGCGGCTTCAATCCACTCGTCCTTACATTCAACAGGTTCGCCATTAGACAACTTGTCCATTGTCATTCGCAGTTTGGCTTCTAATGTATTTATAGACATATTTATAACTCCAGTTATTCAGAGGGAAAAAAGAGGGGCACGAAGGCCCCCCTTTAAATTCTGAAGTTATTAATCGTCTTGAAGATCTGCCGAGAGATCGTCGCCAACTACATCTGTTACTGCCTCAATTGCATCTTCATCCAACTGATCTTCACGCATCGACTTCTGGTAGGCTTTCTCCACCATATCGTTTTCGCGCTCAATCATGCTCGCCATGTGTGTCATGGTGTCAAATGTTTGTTGGTCAAGCGGAAGTGCTTTTTTCAGATCTGGTTTAAAGTGCATTACATAATAAATGACAGAGCCATTCTGTAGCTCTTCAGCACTTACATCACACCAGTAATCGTAGAAATTCGCTCCTCGTGGGATTGTCTTAATAAACTCGTCTTCAAACGGGTTAAAGTTCGATCCCTTGAGTAACATTATAGCAGGTTCGTTCTCGACAGTCACCTCATTTCCGTCCGCATCTTTGCCAGTATATGACACTAATACGCGCAGTTGTCGGAAACACTTGATATCAGTATACTTTTTCTGTTCCTCTTTCGGCATTTCCCGTAAGATTTTAGAAGTAGGTTTACCGCAACGAATATCACCCTTCATATCACGGGCTTCACAACGGAAGTTCGGAATAAGTAGAGTTTTATTTACCACCTTGCTTTCTTCTGGATCATAATGAATCCATTGAAATAATTGTGATAGCGCACGAATACGCACGTTCTCCGCATACACAGGTTCATCCATACCGTTAAGGTAAAACAAACCTTGTTCAATCTTCCGCCCCTGCGCGTCTTTACGCATGGTGTTGACTTTCAACATTGGAAGTCGATCTGCACTTTTTTGTGGCTTATCATTAGCCCCGAGTAGTGCCGCCAGTTTCTGCTCTTCAGCTTTTTCTATTACTGCAATATTGCCCATATTATTTTTGCTCCTATGTAAGATGTATAATTTACATCTATTAGTGTCACTAGTCAACATTAACTAGTGCTTTATCCATCCAATTTTTACCTGCTTCCATTTCTATCGCTAGAGGGAGTACAGGTTTATAATTGAAACGTTCTTCAAGCTCTTCAGACACGTCACTCATTGCCCATTTAAGAGCCTTAGCCACCTTGTCTCGCTCGTTTGGAAACACGTCCACCACGATGCTGTCATGCACTGTGAGGATAAGTTTCGACTTGAGCTCAAGCCTTTTAAATTCACGCAAAGCGCGAACGCACGACAATGGAACAATGTCCGCTGTCGCAAATGATTGCACAGGGTAGTTAACCACGGCCGTAGCATTGGTTATCCTTCCCCCGCGTAATCGTTTAGCGTTTGGAAAATAAAACTCTCGTCCAGATGGAATCCGAACGATGCCTGTTTTCAAAACACCATCCATCAAGGTCTGATGCCATCGCTTCAAACCAGAATAAATATTAAAGTATTCTTTAAAGTACGTCTGAACGTGTGGGGGTTGCCCCATACCCAAACCGCCATATAAGGGAGAAAATGTAAATTGCTTGGCTAACTGTCTGTTTTCTTTAGATATTTCTGACTCAGGTACTTGATTGATGATCGAAGCAGTCTGCTTATGAATGTCTTTACCAGACAAAATATCATCAATAATTTGAGCATCCCTAGACAATTCCCCAGCCACTCTAAATTCAAGACCGGAGAAGTCACATTCTGCAATCTCACCGCCTTCAAATCTAGAAACAACGCAACGCCTGACGGGGAAGGTACCACCGCGTGGTTGGTTCTGGAAGTTAGGATTACTAGAACTTAGGCGTCCAGTACGAGTGGTTGTCTGATTAAACTGCGCGTGTAGTATTCCATCAGGACGTGTGTAGGTTTTAATCCCTGTAACAAAACTATCCAAATAAGTATTAATAGCATTGAGCCTACGAATACCTGTTAAGAATTCTATTGCCTGTAGATTATCTTTAGTCTGAGCTTGCACAAGCAAACGTTCGATTGTCTGTTTATCAGTTTTAAATCCATTAACAGCCGCATCTTGAGGGCCTTCAGGTACGAGCTTTAAACCCGCTACTTGACCTGTCTCGGTAAGAGTAAAACCTTGACCATCACACGGCTTGCACTTGGTTAGATTGACCCACGGTGTACCATCCTTTTTGTACTTCTGGATCTTTCCCTTACCTTCACAAATATCACAATGATAACCAACAGTCTTCATTACCCTGCGCGTAGATTTACGAACGGTGTTAGCAAACTGTGAGGCACTCATACGAGGCGGATAAAGGGGCTTACCATTGGCACCTAAACCAATGTTAAAGGTACGCTTGTGGTATTCTTTATCTACAATGTAACGGCTATACACAACTTTAGTCATGTCTATGCCTGAGTTTAAATTGATAGGAGTGTCACCCATCGTTGAAGTCACAATGTCATTCAGTGTCTTTTCTATTTTAATCTTCTCTGCGTAGAAATCACTCTCTACCTTATCAAGAGCATCCATATCTATTGCGATACCATTGCGCTCTATTTCACAGAGAAACATCATCATTTCATTCATCAATGTGAATACGGGTGTGAGCCCTTTGTTTGATTCCTTTAGTAGATCTTTTTGCTGATCTAAATAAATCTCAGCACAAGACAGAACATCAGCCTCTGCGTATTCAATCACGGTGGCTAAGGGCATAGCCTCAAACCCTGTTCCGCTTTTGAATAAATCATCTACTAATTCAGATTTCTTACGAGTTACATCTCGTCGTTCCGCCGTAGCTTTGAGCGACTTAGATAATGGTTGAGCCCGTGCGAAGATATACTCGCCAATCATAGTGCAGTACATTTCTGGTGGGATAGGTAACCCAGCTTCCATACAATATAACAAATCGAATTTTGCATTGTGGGCCACGCCAATTGCGGCTGACTTCAGTGCCTGAATAAAATCATCTGGTGAATCAGATTTTTCGATTTCGTTATGATGGAACACTCTACTGTGAACATCCCCAATTACCCCATCCTCAATAATAAGCCAGTGAGCACTCACCATCCTATTCTTTGGATGAAACGGGCTATTATCAATTGATCCTGTATCCCGCTGAACGGTTGTTTCTAAATCAAATACTACTACTCTCATACAACTCCCCATTTCCTTTCTGCTAAAAAATGCCACAAATCTTGTATCGGATTCATTTCCGTGTGGCTCATAAACAACCGCTCACCATAACCGAAGTCATGCTTTCCTGCGGATGCTTTAAACTCTTTTCGAGTGACCCAGCCGTTAATCGACATCACATCATCATCATCTGTACGGCCAACCAAGATGGCGATTTCAGCCCGAAACTTTTGCATACTATCAAAGATCAACGGGCCTTGTTCTTCGTTTGTGAATTTTACATCGACAGGAGTATCGTCCATCCATAGATCAACACCGCCATCTGACAGTACGTTGATAACTGGTGGCTCAACATCAAACAGTCTGGCTACGGCAAACTCAGCTTTGTAGCCGAATGCATTAGCCTCTTCTCTGGACTGTCTCTCATTCTCAAGTCGGGGGTTGAAACCTTGTAACTTACAAAGAGCTACAGTATCCGCCCCCATAATTTCTGATGTATGGCTATCTTGCCTAGTGAGTTTAAATTTCACTTGCTTGCTCCCCCACATATTCGTGTGAGTAAGAGAAGACACTTCTAGGCATCCAATCTAAATTTTTGTTTTTACCAGCGGCACAACGCATCTTCATATTTTTGGAAGTAGCTCGCCATTTATTGGATCTGTTACGGTACTCCCCCATTCTTGGGTGGGTGGTTTTACTGTAGTATCGTTTGCCTTCTTTGAGATGTATCTCGCCAATGGCGTCACTCATACGAACACCAATACCCAAGCCTTGGTAATCAGGTAGTACGACAGTTCTATGGCCTCTGAATGCGTTCTTCAGGGTTCCGCTTGGCATAGCTAACACTGAGGTAAATCCAACGACATCTGATCCCCAGAGACATACCCAGTGTCTTGCACTTTTATTGAGGTTTCCTGAGAGATAGTGATGGTCGCGGAAGATTGCCCACGACTCTGCCCTGCAAGGTAGGAGCTCCAATTCAATGTTGGGACGCCGAAGATACCCCCTCGGGAGAAAATCCCTTGTCAAAGTATCATATACCCAATCAGGCTCTAGCCATTCGATAATGTCATAATGACAAGACGCAAATACAACTGAGTGCATATCGCTATTTTTAATGTATCTGCTTAATGCGGCCGAACAAGACTTAGCAACTGATCTATCAACAACGCTAGTGAATTCATCTACCACTGCGCCATTGCTTAGTTGTCTAGCTAAGTTAGCTCGGTACTTCTCCCCTGTTGAAAGTATTTCGTATGGCCTGAACCATGCTGGTACGCTGTTTAATCCTACGGCACTTAGTTTATTCTGTGCCTCTTCCGCCCCGCTAAAATGCGAAACAATGGCTTTATTGTCCTGCCATTCAGGGTGCTCTTCATTACCAAACAGTTTAAGCATAGTGGACTTGCCACTACCTGATGGGCCAACAATTAAACCTATACCAAAATCCGTAGGTAAAGTTTCTAGGGTAGGTACGGTACATTCTGAGATACCAGTGAAATCATAATCAAAGTTAGTTGATACTTTTTCAGTTATCTCGTCTTGTTGGATGTTCTCATATTTTAATATCTTATCCATGCTTTACTCCACATACCTGCTAATAGCGGGCTGTAGGTTGCATATGACTGTGCCGTGCCACCCCGATAATTTGTTTTTGGATACGGTTAGATAACGAGTGTTATCAGGATCAGTATCATCAACGTCACCAGCTTCATGTTTGCCAATGCCAATACACAGATCTAGTTCCGCCATCTTACCAATCTTAGATCCTTCCATATCGAAGCCCGATAAACGAGTACGGCCCCGAGCTTCATTGGATGCTTGAGATACGGTTATGACTGCACATTGCTGACGCTTGGCTAACTCACGCAAAGATCTGTATAGTTCTCTGAGGCGTTCGTGGGATGCTGAGAAGGTGCCATTGATGTGAACCTTGTCTCCTTGATCGATCACCACCACGTCTGCATTCATGTGCTCAATGTATGATTCAATCTTTTGTAGATCCCACTCTTGAATGTCTTTCATTTCAAGACGATCTTGGATTGCCGTAAATCTATTGGTTGCAGAGCGAGGGTCAGTTACAATCTCTTCACGGGTCATGCCGCTCCAAGCTTGCATAGCTCTAAGCATTGTACGCTTAGTCTCTTCCTCGTTACCTAAATACAAAACCTTTGCACCCTGTTCGCAAAAACCACCGGGGCCGCAAACAATTGAGATTGCAAAGGCTGATTTACCTGTCTCTGGTAATGCAAAGATTGTCCCGAATTCTGCGGGCCCAATGCCATAAACGTGTCTTGCAAGAGTGTTTATATTAAATTTCCAACGAGCATCATCAGATGTCATTCGGAGTAATTCTTCAATGTCTTTAGTTGTAGCATCACCAAAGTCACTTGGCATTACACCTTCACGCACATTCTCAAGTAATGAGGTAAGGCGAGACATTGCATCTGGTACGCCTTCAGTGAGCTCAATGCCCATGTTGGCAATCTTATGCCCAACGTGACGCTTCCATAATTCTTTAAGATAATCTGAGGCTATGCCATTCGATAACGGCTCCTCTCTTTCTATGCCCTGTAGTAGATCAGAAATAATATCTTTCTCGGATCTTGTTGCTACGGGGTTATTCTTCAGCCAAATGGCTTGAACATCGTTTATCTTTAAATC